TGCATAGAAGGTGAGATACAAGAAGATATGGAAAGTGTACTCATAGATGAATCGGATGACGAGAGTGATCTAGAAGGATTCATTGTCCCAGACGACGAAATTGACGGTGAGGTTATCCCTCCTTCTGACTATAAAGCCATAGACGAAGAATGGAAAGATTGGCAGCCATTGAGTCCTGGTTCTAGAAGGTATAAAGAAGTCGTGGATTCCATCGAAGAATTTGCGAAAATGCAAGCAGATAATCTCAATTTTTAAAAACCTAAGTGCGCATTTCCATGGTCTAAAAAAACAAACAAAGAGGTATGGAAGGATTGACTGCTATTTGGTCGGATGTCGACCGTTTATTGAATAAACCTACTGTAAGAAAGTCAATCAATACGCATCTTTGTATAGAATGTAATGGAGTAAAAGTGTTCACAAAAGAAGGAATGCCTGTGTGTTCGGAATGTGGTCTGACGCAACAACACTACGTCGACGACAGTCCAGAGTGGACGAGTGGCCTAGGTGAAGATGGGCGTGTAAACGACCCATCGAGATGTGGAAACCCGAACCCAAATCCGGAGCTTTTTTCGGATGCATGGGGTAAGGGTACCATCATATCTACGCAGAGCACATCTACTTATGAAAACAAGAGAATGGCTAAAATAAACTTTCATCAATCGATGAACCATACGGATAGATCATTGTTTCACGCGTATAGAGACATAGAAGAAGCATGTCACACTTTACCTGAGAGCGTTCTCAAGGATGCGAAGATGATGTACAGAAAGTTCAACGTAGAAAAATTGACGAGGGGTGCGGTTCGTTCGGGAATAAAAGCTAATTGCGTGCTTTACGCGTGCAGACTGTCTAAGATTCCTAGAACCACAAAGGAGATAGCTGATATGTTTGGTATCCAAAGTAAGGACATAAGTCGTACCACACAGATGTTCAAGGACACTCTGTTAGGTAAGACCGAAAAGAATTACGTGACGAAACCATTCAATGTTATGCAGAGGTTACTGAACTCATTTGAAGTCGCACGAGAAGAACGTCTCGAGTGTAACAAGATGTGTGGAAAATTAGAGGAGTGTGCCGAACTCATGAGTAAGACACCGAATAGTGTGGCGTCGGTTGTCATTTACGTAGTCATGCGAGGGAAGGTAACTAAGAACGAAATCAGTGATAAGTGTTCCGTGTCTATACCAACCATAAATAAGATAGAAACCATTATCAAACGATACTTAGAGGAATAATTGTAATATACTGTATTATGGTGAAACTATTTTTGTCCACCCCCTGCTATGGAGGTTTATGTCTCGAAAAGTACATGACGAGCATCATAAAGCTTCAGCTCAGATTAATCAAAGAAGGTATCCAGCTTATGCTCGATACCACTGAAAATGAATCGCTCGTGCACCGCGCTAGAAATGTTGCGATTGGTAGATTCATGCAAAAGACCGACGCAGATTATTTCATGTTTATTGATGCGGATATTGATTTTGACGCCGAATCCGTTGTTCGCCTTGTAAAGTCCGGTCATGATGTGTCTGTCGCCGTTTATCCAAAGAAGGTGGTCATGTGGGATCAAGCAAAGAAGGCTGTGGAAGACGGTGACGAAAGAAACATGGCGATGCTGTCTTCGAGTCTCGTCGCAAACATTGGTGCACAGAGACGCTCGGTTGAGAATGGGTTTGTTGAACTCTTAGATGGACCCACTGGCTTCATGGTTATCTCTCGGGGTGCACTCGACAAGATGCACGAACACTTTACAGAGCTCAACTGTAAAAATGATCACCAAAACAGGGACTTCGACGAATATTGCGCCGTATTTGACTGCATGATTGACCCCGAGTCTAGGCGGTACTTGTCCGAAGATTATGCATTTTGTAGACGTTGGCAACAAATCGGTGGTAAGATTTATGCCGATATACACACAACTTTAGGTCACGTGGGTAATCTTCCATTCAGTGGTTGTATGAATGAAAGGCTTAAGGCTTAGACTTATATACTAACCAATGAAGTTGGCTACTATTATTGTCACTCGTGGGAAATCGTGTCATGTGAAAACGCTTCACACGGTTCTTCGTTTGAATCTCATGTGCATTCAAGCGAAGGGTGTTCAAAATGAAGTCGTATACGTGAATGATGACCCGTATGATAAGTCTGAAATTATCCAGAAGTATATGAAAACGAGTGATAGAATTTTGTTTATCGATTTTGGTATCAGTATGGATGAAGGTTCCATCTCGAAGGTGTTTGATTTGAATGAAGGTATTGGATGTCTCGTGTTCCCAGGTGTGAAGGAAGGTATCGATTGGGGGCTTTTCAAAGCGAGGGTCAAAGAAGGTACAGAAGAACCCGTCGAACAGGTTGGGCTTCACTTTGACACGGAAGTTGGAAACAAAATTTCTGAAAACATCTACCAAGTGAAGAGCTCTTCCGCGAGGTGTTGGCTCATGATGTGTAAGCACGTGGCACGAATAGTGAAGGACAAGCGTACGAGTGAATACAAAGTTCCGCCGAGAATGGGACAGATGTTTTCGAAGTTCAAGGAATTAGGTGTTAAAATTCATGCGTATACAGCAGCTAAGTTGGTGATGACATATAGCCATGAATGTGTGAGTAATCTACTAAACGCTGCTGGTATTAAAGCTAATTAAAGAATTGAATTAAAATATTAGACAGATGTCACGAGTATCTGTAAAGAGGGATGACCCGCTTTACACATACGCGATAAAGTTCATGGAGACTGCGTGGGGTGTGACACGCAGGTTCCCGGGATGTCAGCCCATATCCATTGAATACAAACACTTTGACACACTCCGTAAAAATGATTACGTCGTGTGTGAAAAGACAGATGGTGTTCGATTCATGATGTTGGCTTTCATGTACGAAAATCACAAAGTGTGTGTTTTCGTGAATAGGGCACTCGACATGTACATGTGTAAACTTAACTTCAGAAGACCGATCTACGATGGAACCATTTTAGAAGGTGAAATGTATGAAGATACGTTCATGATTTATGATTGTCTACATGATTCGGGTGCAATCGTGGGACATCACGACTTTTTGACGCGTTTAACACACTGCGAAAACGTGTCCAAGAAGTTACTCGCGCTCAAGGGTGATTCTGTGAAACTCCGTGTCAAGACCTTTCATCTATTGTCGGATTTTGACTCATTTTTGAATGAGTACTTGCCTACGGTCACACAAGACGTAGACGGACTTATATTTACACCCATTCACTGTCCGGTGAAGATAGGGACACACGAGACGATGTTCAAATGGAAACCAAAGAATAAAAACACAGTTGATTTTCAATTGAAGAAAATTGATGAAGAATGGAGGTTGTATGTACAAGAAAAGGGTGAACCTATATATGAATCGACCATTCCACCAAACAAGATGGATGACTCTTGGTTTGAACACAACGCGATCGTTGAATGTGAATATGTCACGGATGACATACCCATGTGGTGGAGGCCTTTGAAGATGCGAACAGATAAGACACACGCAAACAATAGACGAACTTTTTATCGAACACTCGTGAATATTAAGGAGGATATCCAAATTACGGATTTCTTAAAATGTAGGTGAGTAAGTAATATCCATCTACGTGACGTGGTTCAGTTCTGTAAAGATTTTCATCATCGTGTGCGACCCACACGTTTTGAAATTTAGCCGCGGACGTATAATGACCGCCATATTGTACGCCTTTGTGTATAGCGTAGGATTGTAAATCGTATACCAGTTTATCATCAAATGTTATCTCGTGCTCCAATATAATTTTGCTCTTTTTATCAAATGAAACAAACATGACGGGTGGTAAAGACTTAAATAGTGTTCTCGTTGTGGCGACATTATGTAAAGTTCCTTCATCGTCTATGTAGTCCGTGAGTGTGTGCCATTTCATGCTCTCCGTTATCAATTCAGACACTTTGCACTTTTCTTGGTTTATGTTTAGTGTCTGTATACTAAATGGGATGTCCACGGTATTTTTACCCACGGGTGATATGGTGATTTGTCGTTTTTCACCGTAGATAAGTTTTTTGATTTCAGGGAAAGACCTTTCTAATATGTCTATGATACAAAAGAGTGCGTCTTGTGTATCGTGTGGTTCGTGTTCTGCGAATCTGGGAAACGCTTTCCTGAATTCTTTCAAAAGTGGTGCGAGGTTGAAACACCCTGATTCTTGCGTGTTGAAATATTGTTGAAGAAGATTTTTGTAGAGTTTAGTGAATTCGCACTCACCTGAATAGGATGTTTTGTATATGTGTTCAGTAATGGGTATGGCGTGAAATAGGCACTGCAACGCAGAATTGAAGTAACATGTATTGCCTAAGTTAAGAAAACCATGCATATATGTAGTAGCTAAAAAAGGCTTAAGAGAAACACGCGATACAATAATGAATATGGACGTCAGAACTCTTTTTGAACGCATCAAGCCGTTGTTCGAACAACACAAGAATGACGAACACGTCGAGTTTGAATTTAGACTTGGCAAGTTTAACTGTGGAACATTTGACACGGATGTTGGTAAGCAGAGATTTGAACTTGTTTTGGATGGTTTGAGACAGTACCCCGGATGGGAACAGATTGTTTCTATCAATGAAGAAGTCTTTTACCGAGAAAGCGACAACCTTCGCATTTCTATTGACTCTACGACTGGAGATGAAAAGATTGTAAAGAAGGAACGGGTGCACAACGAAGATTTCGAAAAACTGAGAGGTGCACCTTACGATGTTCGTTTCGGTATTTCAAAAGAAACACCGGTTGAAGATTACGAAGGAGAGATGGACAAGAAGAAGAATAAGTACAGATTGTCTTTCATTCGCAAGAACCTTTCTATTGATATGACTATCATAAACGGAGACGTCGAAGACATGGATACCGAAGACCCAAACAGGTATCAAATTGAATTTGAAATCATAGATCCAAAGCTGGTGACGGATGATAACACACTGTTTAACATTATACACAAAATCAAAGATGTATTTAATATCTTGGATAGTAATAAGTAATGATCTGGATACTTGTAATATTGATCATAGCGTTTTTTGTATTTGGTGCCGAATATACAGAAGATAACGTAGGCGTTCTAGGTTATAAAACTAAAAATTTTCATATGTCTCATGGTATGTCGAAGAAAATGTTCGAAACCATGAAACAGGACGGTTTGAGTGATGAAACACTCAAAGAGTTTGTGATGATGGAAGACAGACTTTTGGAAGTCGAACGTAAATCCGTGTGTTCACAAACCGCGCGACAATTCGAAGCTGTCGGTGTGTCCGATCAAATAAAAAAGCGTTTCATGGGTTATGATTTTTCATATCACGCGAAACACATTAAACAGGCATCTGAGCCTGAGAAGATGATAAATCGAAGCATTACGTGCGCTTAGCTAAATTCGCTCGCGTCTTTTCGTACTTTTTAATGAATTCCTTTATTTTGGTCTTAGTAGGACTATGTGTTAATATGTAATTCACGACAGCATTTCCGTGCTTTCCATATTCTTTTTGTATGAGCTTTTTCTTATATTGAAGTACGCGCGCTTGTTTCCATTCAGAAACTTGATCTCGCTTTATGTCATTCGCGGGCATCTTTTTCAAAATACCCTTCTTATTCGTGAGGTTACTCTCTTTTGACGCGTTATTAAGAAGGTTTGTCATGTCTTTCACATCCTTTTCTATGTTCATGACGTTCTTGTATTTCTTCATCCATCTTGGACCGTACAATTTTATGATGTCATTTCTAATGCTGTTTGTGTTGAGGCGACGTTTCTTTTCAGTCACCGCATTCTTTGCATTATTCTTGAGCGCCCGGTTCAAGTTTTTAGCCAATTTAGCTCGGTTAGCCGCATTCTTCTTTGCCTTGTTTTCCGAAAGCTTGAGCTTTTCACAGAGAGTCTTGACTGTGTCGGAATCTTCAACGCTCACACCATTGTTGAGTGCGAGGGCTATGAGTTCATCCTTCTTGTAAGACACACACGATTTACCCTTGACCTTAAACGTAGAGTTGCCCAAATCCAAGTTTTTAATCATACCACATATCTTGTCTTTCTTGTTTGACGCCTTTGCTCCCACGACACCCATCTTTTTCGCGACATCCAAAAGGGTTGATTTAGTGAGTGCGGCACATTTCTTTTTACCTACACGCATGGTTCCATCGTTATCGTAGGTGATCTTCTTAGAATTGTTCGTGGGAGATTTACGTGTACTCTTTCGTTTTGGAATTTTGTAACAACACTCGTCGCCTTGTGGATTCTTTTTGGCTTGATACCCTGGTTTACACGGTGGTCTTCTAGACTTTGGACACGTAGACACTTTTGCGCGAACAGCCACTGTTTTACGAGCTATGTTCTTGGGTACATTTGACGTGAGTTGTATCTCACCCTTCGCGTATAACATGGAGAAAAAACCGGAAGCTGCATTATACGCGGCATTGAGTGCCGATGGATTTGACGCACCCGAAATTTGTATCGCACCCGATTTAGCTATTATGTATTTGTGTCCCTTGTAAAGTGCATACATCATCGGTGAAATCTCTGGTTCATAATTTGATTTGAAACCGTAACGCACACTGTTTGCGTGGAGTCTCGCCATGTTTTTGAAAACGCCGTTCATTCTAAACTGACCACTCAAGTTATTGTATTCGAAGCGGTTATACAAGAACGATTGTCCGGGAGTATACTTTTTAACCATGAACTTACGTATGAGTTCTGGTTGGTTAACAATCTCTTCACCCTTGCCAACAAAACCACCCGAAAATCGAATTTTACCATTCTTATAAAAATTAACCGTGCCACCACTCGTTTCTGTGCCATTTGTGATTGAAAATTTTACTTGAACCGTGAAAAACTTTTCGTTTATGTTACCCTTTTTACCATACTCTCTCGTGTGTGAAAATCCCGTCTTAAACCTTCCGTAATATCCTACCATCTCTTTCGTGTCTATGTAAAGACCTCCACCTAACGCGGTTCGATCGAGTGGCGTTTTATTGAGAATGTATTTCAAATCTACGCGCGACTCGGCATCAAAATCTTTGTTGACCGTCGCGTTAAACATACCCGGGTTGAGTCCACTCAAAGAAAGACGAGACACGGGTGAGTTGTTTTCGTTGTACACGAATTGCGCAAACTCACCCATGTTTTCGTTATTTATCATGGAGTTTTGCAACCTTCTAGGGAATGTTGGCGGAGACGATCTTTGAATTTGAACGCCTGAATTTTGTATGAATTTTTGCAGGGACTGGGGACGTTGCATTCTAATGTAGGGTTATATTTTAATTACACATCTGCTTCATTGGACATGAGCGTATCGTTGACTATGTCTAAACCGAATATGAATGGTTGCATACTGAATGGCATGCCGTTGTATAACATCGAATGTTGACGCACTTCGATGTCGCGTTGACTGAATGGACCCGCGTAGAAATCTTGGTTGAAACGTGGTTTTCCAAGATTGTTCGCGGTACAGTGCTCGTTGAATTTTTCAACGAATATCTTTTGTGGACAGCACAATTCTGGGCTGTACTTAATGTATGGCGATTGCAGGAAGTTCTCGAGTGTACTCGATACTGTAGCGACCTGTCTTTGCACGTCCTTGAAGTACTGCGGAACTATGTTCCATATGTCTTTGTTTGCATACCTTTGTGCGTACTCGAGATATGCACGAATACACTTTTGAAGAATGATTGGTATTTCAGCTTCAAGCTTCTTTTCGAGTGTTGGATCTGCATCCTTAACCTGTTTACCAAAGTTCCACGTCAAAATACGACGTAAAACTGAACCAGAATTGTCCTTGTAACTCGGGACTTCATTCCCACCCAAAACACCCGGAACCTTCCAAGTCATCGTCTTTGCCTTCTCGTGTTTAACGGCACATGACACTTGCTCACCGGACACGATAGATTGGAATTCGGCTTGTTCGAGTGAGATGTCACCCTTGATTTCTGGTGAAATGAAAACAAACGCATCATAAATGGACGAGAGACCAAATTTCTTTTCCACGTTATTGGACAAAGTTCGAACATCATCGATGTCGTAGAACAGTGCAAACACCTTGGTAATCAGCGTGGATTTACCCGAACGAGCGATACCCTTGAGAAATGGGATGACCTGCCATCCATCCATGTCGCCCACATCGAAGCAGAGACGCCCGCCCATGATGTACATCCATTTAGAAACTTCGTGGTCAAACTTTTGATAATCCAAAACAGATTGGAAATGTGGTGTAGGAATGTCTTCCCACTTTTCAGTATGCGAAAAGTCCTCAAAATCGGTATCAAAGTATTTGCAACTCACAATAGCTTGATCGAGATTTTTGAATTCATTTGAATCATATGTGTGAAACTTTGTCTCATACAAGCCTGTGCTCGCCGACCAACTTTTTCCGACGAAAATACCATTTTTGAATGACCAAACGTGTCTGTTACGCTTGATTTCGGGAAACTGCATGTCGTTGCAATTAGACAGGTGGCGAATCACGTCTGAGTAAGCCGAACCACGGCAGCTTAGATTTTTCCACAGTTCAAACTCCGTTTCCTTTTGTGCTACACCATAGACATATTCCTGGATTCTCTGCTCTTGTTTCCACGCGCGAGTATCGTTTCCATCTTCAGTTCTGATTTGTTTACAGCAGTGCCCCTTGTATCTCTTGATATTGCTTTCATACAGTTTCTTAAGAATGGTCAAGATAGCCTGTTGATATGGACTCAATTCTTCACTGTTTGAAATGGTAGAACATCTGAAAATAGATGGGTCTGTTTCAGGATTGATGGGGATATACGTAGGGTTATTGATCCGTTCATATATACGAGTGTGTCTGAATACGATTTGCCATGCATCGTCGACTTGATCTATCAGGCGGTTGATTCTCATCGATATTTTCATATCGTCTCCGTCATCCAAATCAAGAATTTTTAAAGCGTCCGCTCGGTGGTAAAGTTGTCCAAGTTGGAGATTCATCCTTTGATGCTTTGCGGAGATACGCTCTATATCCACGTTATTACACGGTAATCCAGATTCAGGATCGAGTTCATGAGGCGAGAAAAAATTTTTAAAACCCAGTTGAAAGGAAACTCCGTCGTCGTCACGTCTTTGTATATCCCACATGTCTTCCAATTGGGTCAAAAAGTTTATGAGTTGCTCTGGATTGAGACCTTGAATCGTGTTTGACCACATAACCTGATTCGTCTCCTCCGGATTTGCATCCTGATTTATGAAATGTGTATCCAGCATGACTCCTTATGGTGCATACGATTCATTTTTCTAAGCATTTTTTTGGAGTTGAGAAAGAATTTTGATCATGATCCTGTTTTGCATTTCGAGTTGCTTAGAAATATTTACCAGGGCAGAACACACCGTGTCTCCATCCTCCGTGGTCAACACGGAACCCAGCAAACCACCCATGTCGATTTCCATTATTGGTTCTTCATCGAGTTCGATATCCGAAGTGTACACGAGTTCATCCTCGTCCTCGTCCTCGTCCTCGAATTCTTCCTCATCGGTCTCTTCGATTTCTTCGGGCATTGGCTCTTCTGGGTACTCTTCTTCAGCGGACATTTACAGTACACCAGGAAAAATCAAACTGAGTTTTTTCGCGAAATTATTTTCTTGGTATATAGTACAAAACTCTCACAATGGCCGGTGGTCTCATGCAACTCGTCGCGTACGGTGCCCAAGATGTCTATCTTACGGGCAACCCAAAAGTCACTTTCTTCCAAGCCGTGTACAAGCGTCACACGAACTTCGCTATGGAAAA